ACGGAACATTCCTCATCAAATTAAACGAACGCCTATATTGGGTGGAAGCACACGAACTCAAACACATCAAACTATGATACCAGTAATTTTAATCATTCCGGTAGCCATTGCCATCTTGGCTATCAGTTACCTCAAGTTCATCATCAAGAAGGGCATTCAGTCCTACGATGTCCCTCACCAACCAATTCCTGAGCGTGATCCCGTCATTCCTAAATTCAACGAATGGCAGAAGCACCTCAAGACCGAACGGAAAAAATTGTATAGGGGGAAGGCACTATGAACAAGCAGAAAATCGCCTCAATCCTTTTGAATCATCCCAAGGCTATGGATGATGACAACCTCCTTCAAACACTCGTTTGGAAAGGTGAGATGAGTGGGAATCCAAATATGTCAGCGATGGACTTTCTACGCCTCTATGCAGCAGGTGCATTCACATCTCCTGAAACTATCCGCAGATGCCGTCAGAAACTCCAGGAAGAGTACCCACACCTTAGAGGACAGAAGTACAAGATCCGTCACGAGCATCAAGAGAAGTGGAAAGAGGATTTTAACATATGAGAATATATCATCATTACACTCTTTGGGAAGATTATCACAATGGGTTATATCGGACAACTTGGGACAATGAAGATTTGCTCATATCCAAAGCTATTGAATTATTATCTAACCCAGATTTGTTTTATTCTGTCGCATTAGAAATGATTGACCAGTGGCCAATAAGTGCCGAAGTTAATCTAACAAACAAAGAAAGCAATCGCAAATCGTGGATTGGACAAGCATCTTGTTGCTATTATGCAAACACGCCAGAAATATTGACTTGTATGGCTTGGGGTAAATTGACGCAAAATCAGCGAGATATAGCGAACGCAGTTGCTAATAAAATTATTAAACACTACGAAATAAAAGATGACCAAATTAAGATTGAATTTTAATGTACTGGAAGCAGCACAAGATAGAATTTCAAAAACATTTCATGAGTTTGAAAAAATATATCTGTCATTTAGTGCTGGTAAAGATAGTACGGTGATGTTGCATCTTGTTATGCAAGAAGCTATTAAAAGAAAACGAAAAATAGGATTGCTATTGATTGATTTAGAAGGACAATATAAGATGACTATTGAACACGCAATATCTTGCTATGATATGTATTCTGAACACATTGATCCATATTGGGTTTGTCTTCCAATACATTTACGCAATGCTGTATCCGTTTTTGAAACACATTGGATGTGCTGGGATAAAAATAAAAAGGATTCATGGATAAGAGAACCATATCAAAATTCAATAACCGATTATGAATACTTCCCTTTTTTTCATGAAGGTATGGAGTTTGAAGAGTTTGTCCCTGAGTTTGGCAAATGGTATGCAGAAGGTAAACCATGTGCTTGTTTTGTTGGAATTAGAACTGATGAATCATTGAACCGATATAGAACAATAGCCAGTCGGCACAAAACAAGATTTAACAATTATCAATGGACAACTCTTGTTTGCGATGATGTATACAACATTTATCCAATTTATGACTGGAAGACAGCAGACCTATGGAAATGGCATTACGACAATAAAAAATATCCTCATAATAAATTATATGACTTGATGCACCAAGCTGGATTGAAACCATCTCAAATGAGGATCTGTCAACCATATGGCGATGACCAGAGAAGAGGGTTGTGGTTGTTTCATTTGATTGAACCAGAAACATGGGCAAAAGTTGTTGCTCGTGTAAACGGAGCAAATAGCGGTGCTTTATATGTCAACGAATCTGGAAACATAAATGGATATAGAAAAATATCTAAGCCAGAAGGACATACTTGGGAATCTTTTGCAAGGCTTCTAATTAATTCCATGCCACCTAAAACTAAAGAACATTATGAAGGTAAAGTCACGGTATTTGTAAAATGGTGGATGGAAAGAGGCTATCCGTCAGGAATACCAGATGAAGCCGATTATAAGTTGGAACAAGATAGAAAAGTTCCTTCGTGGAGAAGGGTTTGCAAATCACTATTGAGAAATGATTATTGGTGCAAAGGTTTGTCTTTCACACAGCACAAAAGCGAAGCTTATCAAAAATATCTTGACTTACAGAAAAGAAGAAAAGAACAATGGAATCTAAAACTATTTTAATATGAATATAAACATTGAAGCCAGAATGCTCGTAAATCAAATCGCAGCATTACCAGAACCTGAAAGAATTGACATTATCAATCAAGTAAGATTGATGATTCACGAAGTAAGCCCAATGAAAAACGAACCTGTTGATTGTGTTCTTTGGGTGAAAAATGAAAGCGTTTATGCAAACGATTATAACCCAAACTCAGTTGCTCCACCTGAAATGAAGTTACTTGAACACTCAATACAAGAGGATGGTTACACTCAGCCAATCGTAACAATGAAACAAGAAATAGGTCGTGAAGTTATTGATGGCTTTCACAGACATCGTGTTGGAAAAGAAAGTGAATTAATACAAAGTAGAGTTCATGGATATTTGCCAGTTGTTACTATTAATGAACACAGAACAGACAGAAGCGATAGAATGGCATCAACAATACGCCACAATCGTGCAAGAGGTAAACATAAAGTTGAATCTATGTCTGAGATTGTTCTTGAATTAAAACGCAGAAATTGGTCTGATCAGAAAATATCTAAGGAACTCGGTATGGACGCTGATGAGGTTTTAAGATTATATCAAATTACTGGATTAGCAGATATGTTCAAAGATCATGAATTCACTCAAGCGTGGGAGGTTGATTTGATAGATGAATCAGATTCTATTGAAACATACGAAGAAAATGTATAGCCAATTTGTTATCTTTGCTATATAAAAATACAGATAGTTCACTACCGAGAGAGAGTCGGTTTAGAACAGAATACTTTTGCCCGTTGTGGTCAGGTGTCTCTCTCACGCCCGACTGCTTCGGGCTTTTTTTATGAGAGAATCAATGATCATCTATCGGTCTTTTTATGAGGCCATCAAAGACCTACCAGCAGAAGATGCTGCCAAGGTTTACAACGCTATTTTTGACTATGGTCTAAATGGCAATGCACAACAGTTGTCAGGTATTGCCTTGACAATCTTCACCTTAATCAAGCCACAACTGGATGCAAACATTAGGAAGTTTGAGAATGGGACAAAGGGAGGAAGACCTAAAAAAGGAACCAAACCTAAACCTAAACAAAAGCAAGATGAAAGCAAACCAGAAGGCAATGATAATGATAATGTAGAATTAGAATGTAAATCAGAATATAAAGAGTGGTTTGATTTATGGTTTGCATATAAGTCAGAGAAGCGACAGACATACAAACCGATTGCAAAGAAGCAGTTGATTCGTTCAATGGAATCCAAATATACACCAGCACAATTCAAGGCAGCAGTTGAGTATTCTATTTCTAACAATTACCAAGGTATCTTTGAACCCAAAAAAGAAAACAAACCAGAGGCTCGTTCTCCTCAATACAAAAAAGCAACCTTATGAGTCCATCAGAATATATCCTCGCCTCAGCAATGTTTGATGAAACCACACGAGTCAAACTTCTTGCCGTCAATTCAAAATGGTTTGAGTCACCGATAGACAAAGCCATTGCTAAGGTTCAAGAACTCTATCTCGCTGGTAAGCCTTTGAACAACCACAACATCTTGATTGAACTCAAAAACACGATGGACTTCAGACGCTTGGTGATGATTCAAGGAATGGCAACAGAGTATTCTCAGGTTGATGTATACTTGAAACAACTCGCTAAGAAATACGAACATGAGCGACTTGTTCAAGGACTTGCTGAGATAGATACCAAAGGAGACATCGTTTCCCAACTTACCACCTTAATCTCAAACGCTACGATCCAAATGGATAGAGAGCCAATCACCTCACGCAAAGCAATCAACAAGGCTTGTGATGACATTTGTGAGGCTTTCCAACGACAAGATGAAACCAACGGAATGATCACGGGTTGGAGATACTTAGACAAATACTTGGGAGGTTGGAACAGAGGAGACTTGATTATATGTGCTGGTAGACCAGGAATGGGTAAGTCAGCGATTGCCATGACTTGGGCTTTGTTGGCAGCCGAGCGATACAAGGTGCTGTTTCTTTCATTAGAGATGTCCGTTGACCAACTGGCACGAAGGATTCTCACACACGAAACGCATATTGAGAACTACAAGATTCGCAGCAACTCTCTCTCACAAGGTCACATTGATAGGATCGTGGAATACACCATCGCAGACAACCCAGTTCTGTGGTTGGATGATGACACCTCCATCCGAATAGATAAACTCCTTGGCAAGTTGAAAATCCATCAGCAGAAGAATGGTCTTGACCTATTGGTGATTGACTACATCCAATTGATGAAAGGAACAAAAGCAAATCGCCAAGAGGAAGTCGCTGAGATTTCTCGCAACCTCAAACTCATCGCCAAAGAGTTGAACATCTGTATCATTGCTCTCTCGCAACTTTCAAGAGCCGTAGAACAACGCTCAGACCACCGCCCAATGCTTTCCGATCTTAGAGAGTCAGGAGCGATTG